TTATTATTGAGCAATTAAAAGAAAGAGTTGATAAGCTAAATGAAGACTAGTGGCGAGGGCATAGCCCTTATTAAAAAATTTGAGGGCTGTAGGTTAGATGCGTATCAGTGTAGTGCGGGAGTATGGACAATCGGTTTTGGAACAACTAAGGGAGTTAAGGAAGGAGCTACCTGTACGCAAGACGAGGCTGAGACTTCACTTGCAGACGACTTATTTAAATTTGAAAAAATTGTACACAAACAAGTCAATGTACCTCTTCAACAGCATGAGTTCGATGCGCTCGTATCTTGGGTGTACAATCTTGGTGGAGGTAACCTTGCTGAATCTACTTTGCTGGTTCGTATCAACGACGATACTGATAGCAGCCGTGCTGATATACCCCATCAGATAAAGCGTTGGAACAGGGCTGGAGGTAAGGTGTTAGACGGGTTAGTTAGACGTAGAGAAGCAGAAGCATTACTATGGCAGAACAAAGACTGGACTAAAGTGTAGGTGAGCTATGCCGCTACAAAAATTAGCCTTAAAACCCGGAGTTAACCGCGAGAATACACGGTATACGAGTGAGGGTGGATGGTACGAAAGTGATAAGGTGCGGTTCCGTCAAGGTATGCCTGAGAAGATTGGTGGGTGGGAGCGTATATCTTCTGCTACTTTTCTAGGTATATGCAGGTCACTGCATACGTGGGTAACTCTAGTTGACCTAACTATAACCAGTGTAGGTACACACCTTAAATATTATCTAGAAAATGGTGGGGCGTACTACGATATCACGCCTATACGCGCCACTGTTACGCTTACAAACCCGTTTACTACTGTTAGTGGTTCTGCGACTGTTACCGTTACCGATGCCAATTCAGGGTATAGAGACGGTGACTTTGTTACCTTTAGTAACGCTTCTGCGGCAGGGGGGCTTACACTTAACGGTGAGTTTCAGATAACTTACGCTACCGGCAATACGTACACTATTACAGCAGCTTCAACTGCTAGCTCGTCTGCTACAGGTGGCGGTACAGTTACGGCTGTATACCAAATTAACGCTGGTGTTGAGCTAGAAGCCCCGTTAACAGGATGGAGTGCAGGTACGTGGGGCGAAGGTACGTGGGGTAATGGTGGTACAGGTATAGAAAGCCTTCGTATATGGAGTCAAGGTAATTTTGGAGAAGACTTAATACTTGGGTTTAGAGGCAGTCCTTTGTACTTTTGGGACGCTTCTGACGATACTCCTTTAGATAACCCTGCTACATTACTTAGCGCAGAGGCTGGTGCATCTAATGTACCTACAGCACAAAACATGGTACTTGTGTCAGACATTAACAGGTTTGTGTTTTGCTTCGGTGCTAATACGTTAGGCACTACTACACAAGACCCTATGCTTATTAGATGGTCTGACCAAGAAGATGCTACTAACTGGACACCTACGGCAACAACACAAGCAGGTGATCTTAGGTTGTCTCGTGGCTCTGAGATAATTGCAGCCGAACAAACTAGACAAGAACTGTTGGTGTGGACTGATTTCTCTGTGTACTCGTTACAGTATGTTGGCGCACCTGTTGTATGGGCAGCGCAGCTTGTAGGCGAGAACGCATCTATTATGTCTCAAAACAGTGTAGCTGTTGCCGATAACGTGGCTTACTGGTTTGGTAAGGACAAGTTCTACATGTATGACGGTGGAGTAAAAGTACTGCCTTGTAACGTAAAGCGGTACATATTTGACGATATAAACCGTGACAACATACAACAGATATTCGGTAGTACTAACGAAGGGTTTGACGAGATATGGTGGTTCTATCCTTCTGCCAGTAGCAACACAAACGATAGGTACGTTGTATACAACTACGTGCAACAGATATGGTACTACGGTACGCTATCACGTACAGCGTGGTTAGACTCTGGTATACGAGACTTTCCTCTAGCGGCTACTAATAGCAATAACTTAGTACAACACGAAGTAGGGTTAGACGATGCCGAAACTGGCACCACAGCGGCTATAACAGCCTCTATTACGTCTGCACAGTTTGACCTAGATGATGGGCATAAGTTTATGTTAGTGTCGCGTATGATCCCTGACGTGACTTTTGATGGGTCTACGGCTGACTCTCCTGTTGTTAGTATGTCTCTATCTGCGTTGCAGAACTCAGGCTCTGGGTTTAACGACCCGTTATCGGAGAGTGGTAATAGTGGTGGGTCAGTAACTAGGACAGCTACATCTCCTGTTGAGAAGTTTACAGAACAGATATTCTTGCGTGTGCGAGGTAGGCAGGTTAGCTTTAAGGTAGAGTCTACAGCACAGGGAGTAACGTGGCAGTTAGGTTCACCTCGCATAGATATGCGGCCTGATGGGAGAAGGTAATGTCTGTAGACTTTACGAATTACGGGGTAGAGTTTGTTGCTCCACTACTGCCTAGTCCTCCTGACGAGTACTCTAAAATAGCTTTTGAGAAGTTTAACAACTCCCTACGTCTGTACTTTAATCAACTAGACCAAGCCTTGAGGAATGATACACTTGTCCTTCAGGCTGAAGCTAATACTTGGTTTATGAGCTAATGGCTAATACATACGTAAATGCAAAGGTCGATCTAACCGGAACGGGTGTAACTACACTGTATACCTGTGCAGCGTTAACTACCGGCATCGTCAAGTCTATATTGGTATCAGAAGACTCTGGTAACGCAGACACTGTTACCGTGACCCTAACTAATGCTGCTGGTGCAGTGTTTAGCTTATTTAAGGTTAAAGCCGTTGGTGCTAATGGTACAGTAGAACTACTGACCGCCCCGTTGATAGTACAGACAGGCGAGATAATAAAAGTAACCGCCGCTACTGCCAATAGACTGCACGTTGTAGCTAGCATACTTGAGATTACATAATGCTTAATTTTAACTTTGGTAGTATGACAAGCAAACAGCTAGACGAACTGTTGTCAGAGATAGTAAACGACCCTGTTGAAGAACCTACTACAACTGGAAGTGCTGTAGGGGCGCAACAATACAACCGACTAGCGGGTTATAATCAAGGCGATGTGGTTGACAATGGTGGATATTTTTACAGGGCAAAAACTGGCATAAGAGCTGGTACAGCAGGTCTTGGTAACACTAATTATTGGGAACGTATTGATCCTATAAGTGATCCTGTAAGTGATCCTATAGAAGAGTTTATAGATAGAACCATAAGTACTAGTAATACTGACGGTACTGTAAAAGAAGAAAAAGAATATATATCTTCTCCAGAGTTCGATGACCGTGAAACTACTTATGAAACACCGGAAGAGGCGTTATCTAACTACCTAAGTTTTCTTAATAGTTTAGAAACTCAACTTGAAGCCTCAAGAGAAAGGGGTGGAGCCGCAACTGCTGGTGGCTCTCTTGATGAGTTCGGAGGCGGTTACTTTGAAGAGGATGAGCTATTAGCTATAGATGCGGCTCAAGATTTTTATGATAACTCTGTATCATCTCTTTCTGATTATATAACAAATAATAATATTCCTTTGTATAAAGACATAGACGGACAACGGTATTTTTTAACTACTGGCGCTGACATATTTGGTTCTGATGCAGACCCTCGCGCTGGTAGTCAGTTTATGAAAAACCTTATGGAAACAACTGTAGGTGGAGATTATATAGCCAGCGGCCCAGTTGGTACTTACTCTACAGTTTTCCAACCAGACGAAGGTTTTGTTTCTGGTGCTTTAAATAACCCCGCAATAAACTTAGTTGCCGCGATGATCCCCGGAGGACAGTTATTATTAACAGGTATAAAAGCTGCTAACGGGCAAACTTTGCACCTTGGTGATTACTTATCCGCAGGGCTATCTGGATACCAAGCTGTACAGTCTATGGCACAAGCAGCACAAACTGCTGCACTTGATGCGGGAATGTCTGCGGCAGAAGCGGCAGCGGCGGGAAGAGAAGTTGCGTTTGGGTTAGGAAATGTAGTTGCAGAAGTAGATGCTTTAGGCTTTGGTGCTGATGTCTTCGGGCCAAGTGGCACAGGAAATTCCGCTTCTCTTAGCTTTACTAGTGACACAGCAAACACGTTAGCTGGGCTTGATGGAGGTGTATCACTAGGAAGTGGGTTAAGTGCTGCCGACAGTGCTTTTGGTATTGGCGATGTCCTTTCTTTAGCTAACACAGCAAGTGACTTATATGATGCCTCTAACGATGACGATGACGATGATGACGATGACGATTCGGAATATAAGAGTCCTGAAGCAGAGTATCTGGATGGGTTAGACACTGACTCAATAGAAACTGTTGGTCAGCTAGAAAGAATGAGAGATGATTTTGACGATTTTGTCGATTCAATAGGCGGAGATAACTCTGAGTTTGACGACTTCTGGGCTTTAATACTGGAGCGTGTTACAGGTAAAGGTAGCACTATATCTAAAGAAGACGGTAGTGAGTTAAACCCTACAGGTAGGCAACCAGATACTCCTACAGATAGTGGTGGTGGGCCGTATGACATACCTAACGATTATCCTCCTTTTGAACCAGATTCAATAGTCATACCCACTGACGATGGTGGTGGTGGTGATAGTAGCTCAAGTAGCTCTGATAGTAGCTCTAATAGTAGCTCTGATAGTAGTTCTGATAGTAGTTCTGACAGTAGCTCTAGTAGCTCTAGTAGCTCTAGTAGCTCTAGTAGCTCTAGTAGCCCTAGCCCAACTAATACTACAGACGAGACTATAACTATTAACGGGCCGTTTGGCTCAGTAGAAATACCTAACCCCTTCTATGAACCTCCGAGTGATGGTACACCTGCTGATGGTGGTGGTACACCTGCTGATGGTGGTGGTACACCTGCTGATGGTGGTGGTGCGCCCGATGACAACTCTAATATTGATGATGGCGATGGCGGCGTAACTATAGATACAGGTGTTGATAGTGAGATAGGTAATGTATACGAAGATAGAGAAGGGACTGTATGGACAGATATTGGAGGTAACCCAATACGTCCAGATGCCACTATATGGCGAACTTCAAACCCTGATGCAAAGACAATTGAAGAATATGAGGATCAAACAGGTAATACATATGAAGAAGGAGATGTTATAGAAATATACATTCCCAAAGGAGTAATACCTACTGATTGGGTACCGCCCGGAACTCCAGACAATGTAGATACTACATCTCCTACAATAGTAGTACCCGGCCCGTTCGGTAGTTTTGAAATACCTAACCCTTATTACCAAGAACCCAATGATGATGTAGACCTTACGGACTTCTTAGACCCTACGGACTTCTTAGACCCTGATGACGGCGATGATTTAGAAGAAGAGGAAGAGGAAGAGGAAGAGGAAGAGGAAGAGGAAGAGGAAGAGGAAGAGGAAGAGGA